CCGAAACACACGCGGAACATACTCAAATCCGGGGGTTTCACCGCACAATATGATATTCTATTCCCCATAATACGATCCCAGCCGGGGGGTTATGGGGTTAATGATACCTAAAGATAATCACATCTGCATGGTAGCTCAGTTGCGATAGCAATGGCTTTAAGTACAATAGGTACTCGGTTCGAGTCCGGTAGCCGGCAGATGTTTTTTCACATTTTTTTACTGGCAGTCGAGTGATACACGTGTACGTGTACAATTAAAACGAAATTTCGCTGTATTTCACGTTAGTGTGCTTTTCACTGAATAACACTCCGGGGGAATATAAATTCTAACGGTCACGGGTGGCGGAATAGTATTACCCGCCACCTGCGTATCGTCTCCTCCGTATCATGGCCAATCGCAACTACATTTTCGTGATAAACAACCCGACCCATACGCCCGAAGCGTTGATAGAAGAAGTGTTCTCCAGTAACACGGACTTCAAATACGCTGTCTTCCAGAAGGAAAAGGGCGAGAATGGGACGGTACACTATCAAGGGTACATGGAGTTAAAGACTCCCAGGCGTGTGGCTTGGCTTAAAAAGTTAATGCCCACTGCCCATTTTGAGAAAAGACGGGGAACACGTGAACAAGCCCGTGATTATTGTTGTAAGGAAGATTCTAAGGTAGACGGTCCTTGGGAATATGGTGAATTTGGTCAACAAAGAGGGAAGAGGACCGATCTGGACGCTCTATACAAGGCTGCGCGATCTAAGGCTACACTACTCGAGGTGGCCGAGGAGGCTCCTTCTGCTTATATGCGTTATTACAAGGCTGTACAACACGTACGCCAAATTGAGGCATTTTCCAAGCCTACTCGGACGGAAGATAACAAGCTCGAGGTTATATTGCTCTATGGCTCGCCGGGTACAGGGAAGACTCGCATGGCTTATGAAGAGGCACCCGACCTCTACGCCATCCCTGTCGGTAAACAACTCTGGGCCGACAACTATGCTGGAGAGCCCGACGTGCTCTTTGACGACTTTACCGGTAATGTCCGCCTGGTGGACGCCCTTCGTATGCTTGATAGATACCCAATACAAGTACCTATCAAAGGAGGTTTCGTTTGGTGGTGTCCTCGCAGGATTTATATCACTACCAATAAGCATCCCCGTGATTGGTATAATTTTGATACTCGCGCTGATCAATACCGGGCTCTGACACGTCGGATTACCAAGGTTATCCAATTTCATGAAGACGGAGAAAGGCAAACTTTCGACGGAGATGCCCGTGCAAATTTTTTCTAAAAAATAAACGTAATTTTTGTAAATTTATTCCGAAATTTCTAAAGCTAGGGGTTAAGGCACCTCCTCGACTATCGAAGATACAAATATGAAGCGTCAGCGTTCCAGTTCAACGAATAAACAAAACAAGAAACAGCGCACAGATAGTAGCGTACCTGCTCTCGTTCGTAAGGAGTTACGTAAAAACACGGACTGGTTATATGCAGACTACCAAGTAACCTCAAACGCCATCTACTATAATGCTGCACCAGTCAGTATTTTATCGAATCTCCAACGTGGAGACAACGGTCTCAATTCCTTTGCAGGGAACATCATCAAGCCGCAGGCAATAACCATTAAGTACTTTGCTACTTCTCCCACTTCGGAGTATCAGGCCCTGCGTTTCATTGTATTTCAATGGTTTGATGCTGCGACCCCTGCAACGTCTGGAATATTACAGAATACTTCCCAGACCACGGCTCTCGTTTCTCCTACGCTGATTACGAACAAACAGTATATCAAGATATTATACGACAAGTTGCATGTAACTGCCATCTCTGCTGCCGGGGATGGTCTCCTCGGGGATTCCATCATTGATGGACAAACAATCTATATACCGGGTAAGCGTCTAAGAAACGTCCGTTTCGCTTCTGGTAGCAACACAGTTCAAGATGGGAACATCTATGTGCTTGCGCTGTCTGATGATACAGCACTCTCTACAATCAATTTGACCATGTATGCTAGGGTAACCTTTGCTGATCAATAAATAAATAAATATTGTAAAATAATCTGTAGTATTATTGCCGCCGGAGGCCGAGGCCCCTGGCCGAGTCCAGCCCCGCCTTGTGTCGGCCGTCCGCGCCAATCGCGGCCGAAACACACGCGGAACATACTCAAATCCGGGGGTTTCACCGCACAATATGATATTCTATTCCCCATAATACGATCCCAGCCGGGGGGTTATGGGGTTAATGATACCTAAAGATAATCAC